AAAACGGCTGGCAGAACGGCAGCTGACGAAATGGGCAAAGCATGTTAGTAACGGCCTGGGCGTTCCGCCAGTCCGGCGACAACTGGCGGCACCCAAACGCCCGTCGGGGCCAACGCCAATTGAGTTACTGAAACAGGAATATGAACGCCGGAAAGCGGCTGGGTTTGTTTGAGTTGAGAAGTAATTTTTACCGGGAGGAAATTTATGGAGACTGTTTTTGACGCACTGAAAGCGATGGGAAAAGCCACGTCGGTAGAGCTGGCTGCGCGACTTGATATCAGTCGTGAAGAAGTACTGAACGAGCTGTGGGAACTGAAAAAGGCTGGATTCGTTGATAAAAGCGTATACACCTGGCGTGTGGCTGATAACAACGTTCAGCAGGAACAGCCAGCGCCAGAAGAACAGCCGGAAGAAACCACCACGGCGACAGTAGCGAAAATCTCAGAGTGCGATTTAACCGCGACGATTGAACAACGCGGACCACAAACGGCGGATGAACTGGCTACGCTGTTCGGTACAGCATCCCGCAAAGTGGCTTCAACGCTGGCAATGGCAATCAGCAAAGGTCGTCTGATTCGTGTTAATCAGAACGGTAAATTTCGTTACTGCATGCCGGGCGGTAATTTACCAGCAGAGCCGAAAGCGGCATCGGTAGCGGAAACTGATGGTAAAGCCTTTCCTCAGCCTGCATGTGTTGCGTTACCAGTACAGGAAGCTGCAACACAGGAAGATATTAAAACAGAAACTGTGGCGGACATTGTGCAGCCGCTTGAGAAGCGAGTGGATAATCTGGTTCTGCCATCGCTGCGACAGGCAAACCGCGAACTGCGTCGGGCGAAAAGTGATATCCGGAAATGGGAGCGAGTCTGTGCCGCGCTGCGGGAGCTGAATAAATATCGCGATATTGTCGCCCAGCTTTGCCAGGAGGCAACCAGTGAGCGAGATTAACTATCAGGCTCTGCGTGGGGCGGCAGAAGCAATAAAAATAGCAGCCACACCACAAAAATTGCTGGCATTTCGTATGAAAGCCACACCTCAGGTTGTGCTGGAACTGCTGGATGAACTGGAAATTAAAAGCAAACGAATTAACGAGTTAATCAAGGGTGGTGAAAACGCCAAATACGTGACTGAAATTTTCCGACTTGAGAAAGAACGCATGGCGCTTGCGGCGGAGAATGCGGGGCTGAATAAATTTATCGCACAGAGTTGCTACGTGTTTGATGGCGAGCAGGATGAACTATCTGATGCGTATATCTGCGCAACAGACGGAGGTATGCCGCAAACCCCGGCTACAGATGCTTTCCTGGCTGATGTACGGGCGGTGGCGTTTAACGAGCTTCGCGCGGCGTTTGTCAGGCACGCAAAAGTTGCAGGACTGGATGATGCCGATACCGTGACGCTTAAGGAAGTGACAGAAGCATTGTTGCATTGTGCGGAACAGATTCGCGCGCCTGAATAATTAAATTTAGTGTTGTAAATAAAATTTAATCCTTAACCGGAGGGATTTCTGCACCCTCAGAACATCGGGAGGCCGCCTGAAAGGGCGGTAATGAAATGCGAAAGTTCAAAGTAATTATTGAAACTGGAATAGCTGGTGGAGATTTTGAGGATGTATTCGAAGTGGACGATGACGCAACACCTGATGAAATTCATGACGAAGCAAAAGAAATTTTCTTTAACTACTGCAATTACTCATATCACGAAATAAAAGACGAAGAGGAAGAACAAAATGGCTGATTTTGGTTCAACTAAATATAACGCCAGTTTTGAAGAATGGCATGAACTGTTAATGGATTATGCAGAGTTACGCGGTGGAAGTGCCGCTGATGCTGAAGCATGGCGTGATGATTATGAAGCAGGAAAAACTCCGGTCGAAGCATATTGTGATGAGTGGGGCGATGAATGAGTGAGATTAATTATCAGGAAGGGCATGAAACGGCAGGGCAGGCAAAACCAGTTGCATGGCGGTATCGCTACGTGAAAAAAGGCGTTACGGACTCTCAGGGTAAGTCGTGGTTTGGTGACTGGAAATATGTCCCGACAAAAGAAGATTGTAACGACAGACCGAACTATGAAATTCAGGCGTTATTCACGGCCCCGCCAGCCCCGGTGTCATCAGAAGGACTGGTTAAAGCTGTGCGCTTTTATGAACAGGTACGGCGTGAGAATCCGCCAGTTGAAACCGGAGCATGGAAAGACGCTATTGACTGGGTACTCAAGGAGGCCTGCCTGGTTGTAAACACAGGCATCAAAGGAGGCTGAATGAGTATTGCCGCAAGTTACACCATGCATCTCTATTGTGATTGCCGCCAGTGTACGGATGGCAAATATCAGTCGCCAGATTTTGGTGAGTATATCGGTACGTCATGGGCTGGCTGTGCAAAAGAGGCACGTAAAGATGGGTGGCGAATAAGCGTCGACAAAACGCGTGCTTTTGCGCCAGGGCATAAAATTTTGAGAAGCAACAAAGGAGAGTGATGTGCCTACATTATTCAGAAAAGAATATCCGCGAAAAAGTAGAGCGACAGAATTTTTGTTTCTCATTCTGTTTATCGTGTTGATGATACCGATATCCCCGCTAATTTTTGTCTGGGCAATCGGGAAAATAATTGAGCCAGTTATTGAATTGTATAACGACGTGGTATGGGCGTCGTTCAACACACTGCACAATAAAATTAATCCGTATAAGGAAGGTTGAAATGACCATTACCACAAAAGAGCAGCAGAGATACAATAAACAAGATTTAGGAGACGCTCTGGATTTTTATCTTTTTGAAGGTGATTTTGGTGCGCCATTCGATATTGAGTTATCGAATAAAATCGTTACCTCTCGCGGTGAATATACATGCCACATATGCGCCGGAAAAATCTCAAAGGGTGAAATACACCGCAGCACAACATGGAAATTTGATGGCGAGCTTATGTCCTATAGATGCTGCAATGAGTGCTGTGTAGCGATGGTTAAAAGCGTCAATTATGAATATGAAGACAAAGACCCGGTAGAAGCACGTTATGCGCTTGGGGAAGAGCGCAGGAGAGCAAAACCGCTGGAAAAATCACTGTTATATGCGCACTAAAGGAGACTGATATGGCTATTGCCGCAAGTTACACCATGCATCTCTATTGTGACTGCCGCCAGTGTACGGAAGGTGTATATCCAGTGCCAGACTTCGGTGAGTATATCGGTACGTCATGGTCTGGTTGTGCAAAAGAGGCCCGTAAAGACGGGTGGCGAATAAGTAAAGACAAAACACGTGCTTTTGCGCCCGGGCATAAAGTTTTGAGGATTAACAAATGACCACTACTACCAGAGAAAACGCGGAAATTAAATCATTCATCACTGGTTTCCTGAGCGACCCGGCGCACGATAACCAATCTTCAAGCAGCCTGCTTGCCAATGTGTTTCGTATCGCGCTGGCATCGCTGGAAGCAGAACCAGTTGCATGGACTGATGACGAGGAACTGCGAGATGTTGAGCAAATTGGTTTAGGTTATTTATTACCTTGTCCTCCAGATAAATACGCAGACCCGCGTCGTGTAATTCCGCTGTATCGTGTGCCGCCAGCTCCCACAGTGCAGGCACAGGGCATTGAGATCGCAATAAACGAACTGGTGTCTCTGTCCCCACAGCTGGATAAACGAGCGGTGGAAACTCTTTCTATGGCTGTGGCACATCTACGTAAACTGGTTAAGAAGCAGTTGCAGGTTAAGGAATGACACATGAACGCTATCACCAAAGAACGTATTGAATTGTTCATTAAAAATCCGCTTGAAAACGGGCTTACTCGTAGCGAACAAATGGAAGTGGCACGGATTGCTTTGGCATCGCTGGAAGCAGAGCCGGTGGTTTACATGTGGGATAGCGAAAGAAAAGATATTGATGCCCCCGGGTATTATCGGGCTGAGCATTTAGTGTTCGCTGAGAGTAGTGTTAAGCAATGGGGAGGGCGAGTTGTTCCACTTTACACCGCCCCGCCAGCGACGGTAGTGCCGGAATTTGAAACATGGTTTAACAGCCAGGAGTCAGGGAGGAGTATATGCAGCACACAGATTCGTCGCTCCCTTCAGGAAATCTCATGGAACGCCTGCTGCGCCGCCATGCTTCAGGGGAAAGGCGATGGTATCCTCACCAATGAGGATACCAAAGGGGACGTTCAGGTACGGGAATTAACAATGCTGATTAAACAACTGGCTAGCCAATTGAGGAAAGCGAAGCCGAACTGCAAATTACCGGAGAAGGCGATGGTCTACCTGAAGCGAAACGGACTGATAAGCGCGGAGGATATTTTACGATGACCTGGCCTGAAGCATTCACAACGGCAGGAATTGCGATGGCGGTGGCGCTGGTTGTGTATTCGATTTGCCGATGGGGATGACTATACTAAATAGCCAGCCCCTATGGGGCTGGCTAATCATTTAGAACTGTTCATTGCCATCGAGGTTAGGTAGCATAATTTTTTCAATCAAGGCGAGAGCCTTTTTGTCCCGGTCAGCGAAGTATTTCGGGGCATATTGTGGCAACCAAATATTGTTAAAATGTTCTTTGAAATCTGCTAAATATTCATTTGGGTACAGCCTTGCTGGGTATACGCGACCATCGGGATATTCATGGTCATAGGTAGGGAATGTTTTGGGTTCTACGTTTCTATTATCTCTTAACCATTGTGAAAATACTCTTCCTTGTGAAATGTCAGGAACCATTTTTTCTGGGAGTGTGTACCCTGCTTGTTCGAGAGGTGCAACCAAGTTGAATGTCAGTTCATTAAGAATAGAAAAGTGCGTGTGAGGAATTCTACCACGATTAACCATGTACCGTTTTAAATGTACAGGCATTTCTGCTGTAGTTCTTTCCCCTGACATCCATTCACGAACCCATCTTGAAACTTGGACTGCAAATTTGGGCGATAGCCACTGTGCCAGATTAATAGCGATATCAGGATGCACCCACGTCCCTTGGTTTTCAGGTCTTCCACCTTTAAATGATTGAATTAACTCCGATATGGGAATTCCCATATCGCGTGATAATTCGTCAAAAAACTCTTGAGTGGTTTTGAGTCTAGTGTAATCAGAGAGCAGTTTGCCCGCAGTTCTACACATTGATGTGGCGTTTATGTAACCATCTTTGGCACGTAAATGTATTATTTCGCCGTCAATTTCACGAGAAATCAAAGATAATTGAAAGGATGTCATTGAAAATTCCTCAAGTTGAATAGTTCTGGAACATTAAGGCGAGGTGGCAGTAATGCACCATCTGTTATCTTTTGATACTGATGCAATCGGGCCTGATGTGCAACGCCTTGCAAGTATGTAACTCATTGAAAATGATCGTTTTTATCTATTGACATCAAATGGCAAACTGTCATTGTGCGGCTATGGCAAGCGGCAAATGCTTATAAATCAAATGGATGTAGATAGTACAGAAAGAGTCGTTTTCTCTAGGATATGAGTATGCGTCCAATGCTGATTGGTTGAATTTTGTTCTTGTTTTAAAGGGCGAGAGTTTAAAGTGTTGGCAGTGATGTATTGGATAGTTAGAATTGCTGCGGGTGCTTGAGGCTATCTGTCTCGGGCATGCCACTGCAAGGCAGATAGAGAAAAGCCCCACCCGACTATAAATCGAAGTGAGGCCCCTATATGCTCGTCACATATAGATTGCCTCTTACGGACCGAAAGGTCAAGGAGAAGCAGGCTATGAAGCAGCAAAAGGCGATGTTAATCGCCCTGATCGTCATCTGTTTAACCGTCATAGTGACGGCACTGGTAACGAGGAAAGACCTCTGCGAGGTACGAATCCGAACCGGCCAGACGGAGGTCGCTGTCTTCGTAGACTACGAATCTGAGAAGTAAGAGTGACCAGGCGAGGGAGAAATCCCTCGCCACCTCTGATGTGTCAGGCATCCTCAACGCACCCGCACTTAACCCGCTTCGGCGGGTTTTTCGTCGCATTATGAGGTTGTAATTTTAGCTACCATTAGACTATCCTAAGGATCTCAAACAGATCTATTTTGTATCAAATTTGGTGCATGGCTTTGCCAATAATCGGAAAACAAAAGGACTCATTAGTATGAGCTGCCCAATCAAAAAACACACGCGGTTGAGTATTCCGCCTCGCGATAAAAGCGTTGTGGCAGTCCCTCGCCCAGCGATTGATGAAAACTGCGCACATCGTGAACAAGTGAAAAATGCTTTTGATTTCGGTTTTTCTCGTTATGAGAAAGCCATGGAAGAACTTTCAAAAGTGTAATGATGGGTATTGTGCTCTATGGCTGAGATTGTTGAAGGAGTGCATTACCTTACGGTTGATGATCTTGTTGAAATCAATCGTTCCCTAATTGAATTACAGACGCCAGATGAGCCCGTTGGTGTCCTGAGTCCAGATAACTTAAGTTCTTCTCAGGCCCGTCCCAGCATGGTTCGATGGTATGAACAGACTAATGACATGTTTGTACTGGCATCGGTATTGATTGAAAGTCTGATTCAGAATCATCCGTTTGCTAATGCGAACAAACGAACAGCTATGATGGCTGGTTACGTCTTCTTGTTGTTGAATGGCTATGAGTTAACAGCACCAGGCGATGAAATCGTGGAAATGGCAAAGGGACTGGCCTGCAAAACCTATACTCGAGAAGATCTCGAGAACTGGTTGTGTTATTGGTCTCGCGCGTATGACAGCCGGGAATTATGTAAAACAGGCGCAACTATTGTTTTGTATGAAACTATCAAGCTTAAAATAGAACAGCAAAACTAAAGGCGCTTCTAATGAAAACCCGCTTCGGCGGGTTTTGTTTTTTCTGAGCATCCTGGTTTACAATTCGCACGTCAGCCTGAACACCTGACACCTGCTGCGCCAGCAGAGAAAACAGATGGCGCACAAAACCAAATTTCACAATTCTGATACCGATCTTGCCATCCGGCACGGGCGGCGTTCACACGTCTTTAAAACTGACTGGTACCAGCATGATCCATGCACTGAAGAACAGGCCGAATGGCTGATTCAGTGTTACCGCAGGCGCGGATGCGAGGTCAGAAAGGATCTCAGTCTTGATTTCCGACACTGGATAATTTCCGTCAGGCTTCCTTATTCCGAACGCCCTCCACGTCCATCGCGCACATTCCAGCAGCGGATCTGGAGGTAACGTGCGGGTATTACTTCGACCTGTTCTGGTACCGGAACTCGGGCTGGTTATCGTTAAGCTAGGTCGTGAATCCATGCAGGTATTCCATGGTGGCAGGGTGCTGGTGGAGCCGGAACCAAAAAGCATGCGCGGTTTGCCGTCCGGAGTCGTTCCTGCCG